GTGATACGGCTGAGTTGAATTACGACCAGTATCATCACATCGCTACGGTGAGTGACGGCGGTGTTTGGACTTTGTTCATCACTTGGAAGTACGTCGGAGACTGGGGCTTCTGGAGAGACGGTAAGAAGATTCCGCACAAAGATTACATTGAACACGGTGGAAGAGGATAACTTCACGATGATGCACGAAGGTTTATTTATTGCGGTCACGGTGGTTATAGTGTTCTTGTTGGCTGAGTGGTATTCTAAAAACAAGGATAACAACGATGACCGATTCTAATAAAGGTACTAAGTACGACGAGGGCAAACTTCCTCTTGATCTACTTAGTCCTCATTACTTGAACGGCACTGCTGCGGTATTGCAGTTCGGTGCTAAGAAATACGACGCTTACAACTGGGCTAAAGGTATGAAGTGGTCTAGAGTGTTCGCAGCCTTGATGCGTCACATGTGGGCTTGGTGGGGTGGAGAAAGCGTAGACAAGGAAACAGGTTTGTCTCACTTGTGTCACGCATCGTGCTGCTTGATGTTCCTAGTTCACTACGAAGCTACCAGTACTGGTGAGAATGACAAACCCGACTATGGGCTTAAAGAGGAAGCAGGTCTTATGTTGCAGCACGAGCAGCTTACTGAGCGTATAGAGAATCTCTTTGCGAGGACTTGGAAAGGACTAAATGCTTAAGCCTACAGTGATCCTCAGCTCCGACGGAGTTAACCACGACAACGCCACGGCTCTTGTCACCGAGCACATCGAGAAGTTTAAAGCGCTGGGTATCAGTCCGTTCGAGCACTTTAAACGCAACATTAAACTAAGCCTTAAGTACAATGCAGATTCTACTTGGAGTTTGGAGGTGCTGAGCCCCGTGGTCTAACAAAGATAAGGAGATCAAACTATCACTTACAAGAATTTAAAAACGCCGTGGTCTAGTGTAGGGTACTTGACCTACAAGAGAACATACGCTAGGCGTAAGAACTCCTACGATGACCCCGAGGGAGTTACAGAAGATTGGCAAGACACAGTAGAACGAGTCATTACTGCTTCTCGTGAACAGCTTAAGTGCGGCTTTACAGTTGAAGAAGAAGAGCGTCTAGCTACGTACTTGATGCAATTAAAGGGATCAGTTGCCGGGAGATTCTTGTGGCAGCTAGGTACCGAAACAGTTGAACGCTTAGGCTTGTTCAGTCTACAGAACTGCGCATTCGTGAGCATTGATGAACCAGTAGAACCTTTCACTTGGACCTTTGACGCGTTGATGCTGGGGTCTGGGGTAGGAGTAAACATTCAACGTGAGTACGTCTACAAGTTACCGCAAGTTAGTGAAAGCTTTGTGGGACCTACACGGAAGGATGATGCTTCCGCAGTCTTCATTGTTCCAGATACTAGGGAAGGATGGGTCGCACTACTTGATCGTACGCTTCGCTCGGCTTTCGGGCTATCTGGCGAAACTAGCTTCACCTATTCCACTCAGCTTGTCCGAGGAAAAGGAGCTAGTATTAAAGGTTTTGGAGGAGTCGCAAGTGGTCCTGAAGATCTGGTCACAGGCATTGGGAACATTAGCGGAATCCTTGAAGCTCGACGAGGAAAACAACTAAGGCCGATTGACTGCCTAGACATTATCAACATCATTGGTTCTATCGTGGTGGCAGGTAACGTCCGACGTTCAGCAATCATCGCAATCGGAGACCACGATGATATTCAATATTTACGAGCAAAGCGATGGGACTTGGGTGGCATTCCAAATTGGCGGGCAATGTCCAACAACTCCGTTGTGTGCAATGACTTTAGTTTGCTACCCGAGGAATTCTGGGAAGGTTATCGTGGGAACGGTGAGCCGTATGGACTCATCAATCTCAAACTCGCCCGATCTTGTGGCAGAACTGGAGAGACTCAGTACAAAGATAAAAAGATTCGAGGATTTAATCCGTGTGCTGAACAAGGACTAGAGGATAATGAAACTTGTTGCCTTAGTGAGATATTTCTTCCCAACATTGAGAGTCGAGAACAACTACTCGACCTCTCGACTTTACTTTACAGAGTCTGTAAACACAGCCTCGCGCTACCTTGTCACCACGCTTCGACTCAAGAGGTTGTCCGTCGTAATATGCGGATGGGAATTGGTATTACAGGCTACTTGCAAGCAACAGAGGAACAGCGAGAGTGGCTAAGTGAAACGTATGAGAAGCTTCGTGAATTCGATGCAACGTACAGCAAAGCAAACGGGTTTCCTAATAGCATTAAACTCACTACCGTTAAACCTAGCGGTACTCTTTCTCTACTACCGGGAGTTACCCCCGGCTGTCATCCTGCTTACGCTACTCATCTCATCCGTCGTATCCGTGTCGCTAGCAACTCACCCTTGGTGGATGTGTGTAGGAGTCACGGGTACCCAGTCGAGTATCAAAGAGGATTCGATGGCAAAGAACAAAGAGACACTGTAGTTGTATCGTTTCCTTTCTCGTACCCTAAAGGTACTGTGGTGGCAAATGATGTATCCGCTATCGACCAGCTTGAAGTAGTTAAACGGCTACAAACTGAGTGGTCAGATAACGCGGTAAGCTGTACAGTGTACTACAAGAAAGAAGAGTTGCCTGAGATTAGAGAGTATCTAACTAAGAACTACTCTAAGAACTTTAAGACTCTAAGTTTCTTGTTACACAACGAGCACGGCTTCGATCAAGCTCCTATGGAAGAGATCACCGAAGAAGAGTACAACCAGATGGTAGCTAGTACTAGACTGATTACGTCAACAGACGGTCTAGTTACGTTTGACAGTGACGACGAATGTGCTAGTGGTGTGTGCCCGATCAAGTAACACACTAAGTAACACGAGGGGAGGCCTTGCCGCTCGGCCATAATAGAGCGGTCTTTTAAATGAGGAATACTTAAATACTATGATGACTGTTAACAAGACTCACGCGATTGCTAATCCCAATAAGAAGTACGGCTTGTTCTCGAAGCGGACCTTGAAGACGACTGGCACCATCAAGGCTACTCGTTTCTTTAAGACTCGTGAGGCAGCACGTAACGCTAAGACCAGTACCCAAGGCATCGTGAATCTCAGTAACTATCAGGTGATCCGCTAAGATGGCTCGTAAAGGTAGTGGCATCAATCTACCACCGCTTCCAGATCCGGGTGACGGGGCTATCGGCCCGGACGGGAACGGTCTACCGCCACCTACTCCGAGTGTTGTATTTGCTCCGCCTGAGACGCCGCCGTTGCCCTCCGTCTCTACCGCTAAGGGTAAGATCCTAGCTGCGGCAGCAGGGCTAGGACTAGTAGTCCTAATCGTCTTGGCTTATAGCCACTAAAGTTTATATCTCTTCGTAGCTCAGTCTGGTAGAGTCCTCGCTTTGGAAGCGAGTTGTCGCAGGTTCAAATCCTGCCGGGGAGACCAGTTGTTCATGCGCGGCTGGCGGAATGGGTAGACGCACGGGACTTAAAATTCCGAGGTATGTTACCGTGAGAGTTCAAGTCTCTCGCCGCGCACCAGTATCTTCACCTTTAAAAGGAACACCTAAGAAATGATTAAAGCTAGTGATTTGCCTAAACCCGTTATTCCTAACATGGAAGACTACTTGCAAGAGCGTATCTCTGGTGCTGTTGAGAAGGGGTACCCTAGCTGTCTGGCTTGGATCAAGAAGTCCAAGCACGACGAGGCTAGTAAGCTCCTAGTCTCCAACGGCTACGAGTTCTCTACGTTGAAAGAGAAAGACGATTCCATCCAGCTAGAGATCCGCTGGTAAATAAGTAAGGCCCTTCTGGTGAAATGGTAGACGCGGTAGCTTTAGAAGCTACTACCGAAAGGTGTGGGGGTTCGAGTCCCTTGAAGGGCACCACAGTTGTCCCATAGTGAAACGGTATCACGTCAGCCCTTGAAGCTGAAGTCCTAGGTTCGACACCTAGTGGGACTACCACAACAACCGCCACGGTCGGTGCGCTGACAGCCGACGCCGGACACGAGTGTTAAACGGTCTTAAAGCTAACTCGTACGGGTCCTTTAAGGAGTTTACCTCTAACGTAACCGGCACTATTAGAGTGAGCCTTTGGTATATTGAGTGTGCCCCAGTCTTCCAAGCTGGTGAAAGGAGTTTGATTCTCCTAAGGCTCTCCAGTTTTAACATCGCCCGTTTAGTACAATGGTAGTACACGCCCCTTGTAAGGCCGTGATAGGTGTTCGATTCATCTAACGGGCTCCAGTATCTCTGACGCGAGGTAATTATGAGAGTACTAGTTTGTGGCGGTAGAGACTTTGGTAATATCTCTAGGCATTGGACGTTAGGGAAACCGACTGATTTAGAAGATATTAAAAAGTACAACTTTATCCTACGATATCTTGATGCAAAGTTTGTACCGTATGACGAACAGACAGAAGACCCAAGCACTTGGCTTCCTCCGTCTGATCTAGTCATTATCTCTGGTGCTGCTACTGGTGTTGATAAGGCAGCAATTGATTGGGCGATAGTGAACTGGTGTATGTTTGAAGAGTACCCAGCAGATTGGGACAAGCACGGTAAAGCCGCTGGTCACATTCGTAACAAGCAGATGCTAGAGGAAGGTAAGCCTGATCTAGTGATCGCGTTCCCCGGAGGCCGTGGTACAGCTAACATGATCCAACAAGCAAAGAAAGCTAACGTTCCAGTAGAGGAAGTAACTTACCAGTAATATGAAAGACAAGAAGGTTGTTATTAATAACCCTGTTGCTCAATACGCTTCTGAGTTTTGCAAGCCTAAGACATTTCGTGATCGTAAGAAGCACGTATCCAAAGGCCAGCAACGAGAAGATATGGCTAAGCGTATCGAAGAGATGCACCACCCGCTCCACACTCCGTACGCTAGAGATAGCACGTGGAAGAAAGAAGTTGTTCTTGAGGACGATGATTTTATTTCCTTAGAAGAAGTGGATGAAGGAGATGAAGTCTTCGATTATTACGGTGGAGACGACGCTCATGACTGGGACTACGAGGCGGGCTGCTAAATGAATCTAAAGCCTGATCTAAATCCCCTCGTGGATGGTGATATAATTGTGTACAGATGCGGCTTTGCAGCAGACAGTCAAGCCAAGAAAGAATTTGGAGATGACAAGTATCTAGAAAGGGATTATCTAGCTTGGGCTCTCAGTAACGTTAAGACCATTATGGAGGAACTACTTGAACAAGCTTTCCCGGACCACCAGTACTACAAAGCGTACCTCACAGGCAAAGGTAACTTCCGTGAGAATCTCGCCACCATCAAGAAGTACAAAGGGAACCGTGACCCTAGCCATCGACCTAAGTACTACTCCGAAATCAAAGAGTACCTCGTCCAGAGATGGAATGCCGAAGTCATCGAAGGCCAAGAGGCTGACGACGCGCTAGGCATTCACCAGTGGGCTAACAAAGATAAGTCCACCGTTATCGTATCTATTGACAAGGACTTGAATCAGATCCCCGGCTATCACTACAACTGGGTCAAGGGCGACTTTTACTACGTCACAATTGACGAGGCTAACTTGTGGTTCTTTAAGCAAATGCTTATCGGAGATACGACGGACAACATTCCGGGTATTGATAAGATCGGACCTAAGACTACCGACAAACTTCTTCCGGACGGCACTAGCGTTCAAGATGCGCAGGCCGTGGTGCAAGGGCTGTACAAGAAGCAGTACGGAGACGCTTGGCTAGGACCTTACACGGAAGTCGCAAACCTGCTGTGGATGCGTAGGACCGAAGGGCAAGTATGTCCGTTCTAATCGTCATCATCATCAGGGAGGTGCTAATTGGCAGGGAAGAAAAAGGAACCGAAGAAGCCTAAACAGTTTAGGTCTGGGTTTGAGAAGAAGGTAGCCGCTAGCTTACAAGAGCGAGATGTGTTGTACGAATACGAGACAGAGCGGTTAGCTTATGTCGTGCCTAGCTCTTCTCACTACTACGTGCCAGACTTTAAGCTGCCCAACGGTATCTATGTTGAAGCCAAGGGAATCTTTGACAGGGATGCTAGGGTAAAGATGGCCTTAGTGATGGAGCAAAATCCGGACAAAGACATCCGCTTGCTGTTCATGAGGAACAACAAGATCAACAAAGCCGCCAAGATGACGTACGCTGATTGGTGTGAGAAGAGGGGAATGAAGTTTGCCGTATCATCTATCGGGATTATCCCGGAGGAGTGGCTACGTGAAGACAAGAAAAAACCGGTTAAGCCTAAGCGTTCTAGCGCTAAGCCTCTCGATACTGTTGTCGAGCTGCGCGATGAATCTAATAGCGAATCGAGTGAAGGCTAACTGCGAAGAGAAGACACAAACATTCGTAACGTACAAGAAGGCTGTTGAGCAGTGTGTTCAGTTGATAGGTTGTCAGACCACGGTTGACGATCTTGTTACTGGACAGAAGTTAATGCTAGCAATGAGTAACGCATGTCCGGTTGCTTCTACACAGCAGTAAGTTTGTACGTCATAGGGCTCTTAGCCGTTAGAGATGAGATACGAACAATAACGGAGAATGACGTTACGTACACTGTACTACTTTTGTTGTGGCCGATAGTAGAATTACTAGCGGTTATTTACACAACAATCTTTCTTGAGGAGTGATAAATAATATGGCACTAGATCCTAACAAAGTTTACTCGGCTAATATTCAAGTGCAATCTGTAGGTAATGATCCTCGATTCCAAGTGAACGTTAACTACTCCGAAGAGTTGGGTAATGAGTTCGGAACAGACGAGGACAATACCCCTGAGTCTTTTAAGGTCATCTCTTCGTTGGTCATGTCGTTGATGAAAACCGCGATGCTGTCGCTTGATGGGCCGAGTGATGTAGACAAGGTTTTCGATGACCTGCCAGCAGACGACGATGAAGAACAAGACGGAGTAGTGGTACCGCTGTTCCCTACTAAAGGAAGTTAATTATTAAAATTCTATTTCTAGACATCGAGACAGCCCCGAACATCGCTACAGTGTGGGGTATGTTCAAACAGTACATCGCACCTAACCAACTGCAAGATACTAGCTACACTCTTTGCTGGGCGGCTAGTTGGCACGGAGAAGATCACATCTACTTCGATTCTATTAAGCAGTCTGGTAAGAAGTCGATGCTGAAAGCAGTACACAAGATGCTCGATGAGGCTGATGTTGTCGTGCACTACAACGGCACTAAGTTCGATATCCCTACGCTACAGCGGGATTTCCTGTTGCACGGCCTCAGCCCTCCGGCTCCATTTAAACAGGTTGACCTACTTAAGACAGTGCGTTCTCAGTTCCGATTTGCTTTCAACAAGATGGACTTTGTGGCTAAGCAGCTAGGGCTGGAAGGTAAGACATCGCACAGCGGTCATCAGTTGTGGCTAGACTGCATGGCTGGTAAGCAAGAGGCGTGGGACCAGATGGAAGAGTACAACATCCAAGACGTGATCGTACTCGAAGGGCTTTACGAGAAGCTAAAGGGCTGGATCAAGATTCACCCTAACCATTCCGTCTACGAAGAAGCTAAGGTTTGCCCGAACTGCGGTAGCGAGCACTTCCAGAAGCGAGGTATCTACGTATCAGGTGCAGGTAAGTATCAGAGGTATCAGTGCAAGAACACCACGTGCAACAAGTGGTTTCGAGATACTAAGATGCAACGAGTTCCTGATAAGTTTGTACCGGCTAACTAATAGAGGGCTAGTTATGGTGATTAATAAAACAGAATTGTTCCTAAGCAAGTGGAAAGAGAGTATGCTAAAAAGAGGGCAGTCTGTGCCAGAGCGGCAAGCTCGGCTTAGCTTTCTAAGCCAAGAGCTTCGTCCTAAACTAAGGGAGATGATTAGCAATGCCCGTTGACGCTATTAACACAAATGAAGAAGGCCTCCAGACCTTTCTGTTTCCAGAGGGACTAGAAGCCTTCGCTAAGAAATACAAAGCTGATGTGGTACACATCTATGATGACACCGTGGTGTACTACCACTCGGAAGAGAAACGGTGGATCGTCCTAGATGATTCTACTTCTGATGTGAGATCCCTTTCGGCAGTTCCACGTAAGCCTCGTAGCATTCCCGAAGTTGATGGTACGCCTCAACAGTAATAGCTTCGTTACCTTTTAGAGAACCGACCCACTTAATGAACTCATTGTAGTTCTTAGGTGGGTTTTCTGTTTTGTGGGCCTCGATAAAAGCCGAGGTCGGACAAATAGGTGCCGAGACTTTACGAACCGATTTCGTTGAGACCGCGCAGCTGGTCATCAGTAAGATCGCAGGTAACAGGGCTAACACCCCTAGCTTGCGTAGCTTCATTTAATTTCTCCGTTCCGTGCTTAATGTGTTCGTGTAAATCGGCTGTGCTTTTCGCAGCTTTCTCTATGACAGGTGTGCGTACTTCCACCTCGTGCTTTATGTCTTTCACTTCTTGCTTAGCTTCTTTAACAGCTAGAGCAGCTGTCTCAGCGCGTTGCGCTGCCTTCCCCCACTCGTAAGTTCCGAAGTAAGACCCGACCCAGATAAGTAATCCAGCTAAGTACAACCAGTACTTTCTGGTCTTGAGTCCAGCCTTAATTAACTCCCATGAAATCATCTGGGGTAGCCTCCTGAGTATTCAAATCTAGAACAATTTGATCTAAAGAAACTTGTGTAGTAAATTGTACCGCCCCTCTAACAGACGAGGGCAGAGTGTTTATAAAATCTTGCGCTAATCCTGCAAGAAAGTTAATGGCTTTTGCTGTGTCTTCTTTCACAAGAGTACTCCTTTATTAAGCTGAAGCTGCTAGCGTCATATTAGTAGGTCCAGCTAGAGTAGCTCCTCCGGGCGATACTCTGATAGTCACTCCTATCACCCACGTAACCGACCCAGCTGGGATTCTAGTTCTAGTCCACGTTTGCGTAGATCCTAAGTTAACACCAGATCCTATAGTACCAGTACCAGCAGTACCTGACACCGTGGTAGCTATAGCCTCGTATGCGCTGGCAGGCAAGGCTCCAGTTAACCACTGGAAAATAGCAGTTCTAGTACTACCTCCTACTCCATCGCTTTCAGTTTTGTAAGCAAACCCATCCGGGTTTAATTCAAACGTAGCTTGTCCGGGTATGCCTCCTCCTGCGTCACCGATTCCGGTAATAGTAGTAGCGCTTAGAAAAGCAGCCAAGACTGCTGCGGCATGTTTCAAGGCACCCATAGCAATCCCACTCATTATGTAACATCTCCTAAAGTAATGCACTCTGTAGTAGAGTTAAACCACAAGGTGCAAAAACCACGAGCAGCTAGAGTACGATTACCTGTGGTAGCTCCTCCGCTTAGCCTCAAGGTTAAGCCAGCACCTTGTGTCAAAGTAATTGCTGAGGCAGAATCGTTGTAGACAGAGTAAGTAGAACCAGCAGCTGCGCCTGTGTTAATAGTAAAGCCTGCCGTTACCGCGTTGCACTTACCGCGATCTAGACCTCCTGTAACTCTAGGAATATCTCTAAATCCCATCTCTAGAGAACCGTACAACGGGGTACCGCCTGAGACTGTGAAGGCGTTAGTAAACGTCTTGAGCCCGGTGATGTTCTCTGCGCCTGCAAGGTGCACGACTAAAGAATCGTCGGCCTTAGACGCAGTAGTTACAGCACTCCACGCCTGAAGGTTTGCACTGAGTGTTAGAGTAATCGTACCGGAAGTAGTAATAGGAGATGATCCTACAGTGAGACCTGTCGATCCTGTAATGCCGACACTAGTCACAGTTCCTACGTTAGTTGTATAACCAGCCGGGTTAGAAGCGTCGTATTTAGAAGCGGTAGTAAGTGCACTCCAAGCTTGCAAGTTAGCACTTAACGTAAGTGTTATAGTGCCGGAGGTTGTAACCGGTGACGAGCCTACTGTAAGACCAGTACTACCAGTAATACCTACGCTTGTTACCGTGCCTAGGTTAGTGGTGTAACCCGCAGGATTAGAAGCGTCGTATTTAGAGGCTGGGGCAATAGAACTCCAAGACTGGAGATTAGCACTTAGGGTTAAAGTAATAGTTCCAGCAGTAGTGACTGGAGATCCGCCAACCGTTAAGCCGGTGGACCCCGTAACTGCAACGCTCGTGACTGTACCGCCCAGAGCTAAAGCGTCAATCTCTTTCAAGATGACGTTAAGCTGGAGGCGCTCCGTATCAGCGGGAGCCTTAGGAATGTTCCACGGTCTAGTCTGAGCCATATAGATCCTTAAGGGTTTTCTTTCTGTTTAAATAGTCCGCCAATCTCGTGGCCTATCTGACCTATTTGATTAGCACTAAAACCTCCGATAATAGGAGCATTCTGTAGTACGTATTTTGTGCCGTCCCAGACCATGTGCCCTAAGTTACTCATGAAGTTACCAAACGCGCCCTGCTGATGTGGGAGGCCTTGGATAGGAGGTAGTGGGATGTTCGTAAGATTACCGGCTGGAGGAATTAATTGCACGTGTCCGTTAGCGTCGGTAACAGTAGTCCACCCGTTGTCATTAGTAGGAGTAGGTGCCGGCACTCCTGTAGTCGGATTAACCCCAGATGCCCGTGCCGCTTCATAAGCCGCCCACGTTTGACCAGCTGATTGAGGACCGGCTGGATTAGAATTAGGAGCAAGCACTCCTATACCACTAGATAGATCTCCGTATATAGTGCGGGCATTCTCAAAACCGCTACGTAATCCTTCCATACGAGCAATGTTAGCTGACCCATCTACAGCTTTCATAATGTTGTGAGAGAAGATCATAGCAGTTGCTTCTTCGCCAGCTGGGAATGAACGCCCACCAAAGCCTAGAGGAACTACGGCACGTTCACCGTCGAACTCGCAAGAAACAACTCGTTCAGTAACAACGTAGTACCCGCGTTTTACGAACACGTCTTTACCAAGCATGTCGGGTGCCAGTGCTGTTCCGCCGTCAGGCAGATCGAACGGAGTACTCCCGGAGCACACCAAAGCCGCGCCGAATTGAGTAACGATGCGCCAGCACGGTTGTAAGACAGGAGCTGAAACTTGCTCTACTACGTGAGACTTGAATCCTTCTTCTGGGCTATAGCACTGCGCAGAGAAGCCCTTACCGATGGTGCTGGCGCGAATGTACGGGGCCAAGAACATAGTAGCTCCTACACACCTGCCTCCGTCCACACCACCGCCCCCGCTTCCAGCGCCTGTAGAGCCGCCGCCATGACCTTGGTGTAAACCTACAACAGGAGCAGGCTGACTTACATCTACAGGAGGAGTAGTCACCGGCCCGCCTGCTGAGATAGGAGGCACAACAACAGGCCGCCTTCCGTATGATTGATTGAGCAGTTGCTGGATAATAGCGCCAGAGTTTCCTTGAGGAGCGTACCAATTCCCGAAGGCATCTCCTTGAGGGGCGACGTTGTAAACCGTCCCCGGATTACCGGGGGCGGAAGGGGCTTGCGACTGGGCCACAGGCTGCACAAATGTTTGATTGTTGTCAGGCATGTTTACTAAATCTCCTATTGTTCTAGTCTTAGTTGAAGGTGTAACCCAGTTGCTTTAACTTAGCGGCATTACGCTCTATGTTGTCCTTAGTGCGAGCTAGCTCCTCTTGAGGCAGCTTACCAGCATCCGTGGCCCATGAGCGGTTGATTGAATCCTTACTGAGCAAGGTGGTGAAAGTACTAGGATTCTTGCCCTTCATCACCAGTTCAGTTACAGTGCGGTTAAGACCGGCGTTTTCCCAGTAAGTTCTCCTGTCCTTAGGAAGCTTACCCATAGTTACCAAGGCTTGGTCTAACTCGACTAAGTTGTTGAATTGCTTAACTTCTTCCTCGTGGGCAGTTTGCAAAGCGGTGACAAAATCAGCAGTATCCATGTTGTCTTCTTGGCTGAGAGTTTGATACAGTTCTTTACGACCTTGCTTTTGGACGCTTGAGAACTCTTTAGAGGCCAGTCCAAGAGTCTTCTTGATATCAGCCACCTCTAACCTACCGCCCAATACCTTAAAGGCATCGCCTAGAGGAGCCATGTCCCCGCCTTGGGGGTACCCAGAAGAGCCTAGGCCGGTAACACTGTTCGGAGTATCAGCATTCACAAACCACGCTGGTAGTCCTAACTTGCCTAGCTTAGCTAAAGCGGCTCTCTTATCGTACGAGGTAGCGTCTCCGTTAAGTTGAGTTTCTAGTACCTTCATTACTGTATATCCCATACGAGGCTTGACGTACAGATCCAAGATAGCTTGTCCGGCATCATCAATGTCTTTGATGTTACCTGTTTGATAAGCTCTCATGATGTCCGTTAAAGGTCCCCACGGATCAACACGGTTAAGTGTCATGTACTGAGGGTTACCGTTAGCGTCAGTTCCGACTAGAACAGGGGCTCCGTACTGAGCGTAGTCTGGTAAGAACTTCTTAGCTGCTTTCTTCTTGTCGTCGTCCCCTCCTCCTGCCATACTAGCTAGAGCAGCTGTCAACACCGTGTACGCGACAACCGTTCCGGATAATCTACGTAGGCCCATCTCAGCCATCTTCATACGGCCTTCAGGAGTAGTAGCATTCTTAGCACGATTAAGTTCTTGGTAACCCGAGACTAGATTGTTGTACTGTGTACGAAACACCTCGGCGATGTACGGAGCAAACATCGTAAGGCCTCGGCTCTCCAGCATCTTAGCAAGGGGCATCGCTCTCTTAAAGGTGATGTTATCATCAGATACCTTATCCGCAGCTTCACGTTCGATCTTATCAGAACTAGGCACGGTCACACCGCCAGCTTTCTCTGCTTCATAGAAACTAGTTAACTGATCCTTATAGTAGAGATAGTTAGCAATCTTAGACACTACGTCAGTCATAGCGTACACTTCTTTGGCTGTAGTAGCACCATTGCTCAGCTTAGTTTTAACTTTATCAGCTACAGTCTTAGAGGTTTCCTTGTAAATCATATCCTCTAGTACTGCCATCTTGTCGGCAGTCAGCTCTCCGATCTGGCCCGAATCAGACACACCCGCCCGTAACACTTCTCGGGTGTCATCGCTGACACTACGTAGGTGCTTAGAGGCCACTAACTCCATAGCCACCTTAACCGCACGATTTAGGTACGCAGGATTGAAGTTACCGGCGCGGCTCAGGTTAGCAGCGTTACCTCCAATATTCCAGATGTAGTTGAACGGATTACCGACAACAGTAAGTCCTTTTGTCACGTTAGCTGCTTTACCCCAAGCTGAGAACAGCAAAGAGCCTAAGAGCTTAGACGCTTCAGAAGTATCTGTAGCTGCTAATTGTAGCACGTGAGACCACTTAGCGTCGGGCACGACGACTTCCTTAAGAAGCTCGGCTACCTTAGGCGTAGCGTACATGCCTTCTAGAGGTCCCCACTGAGCGCCGTTAAGAGCTACTGAGAACTTCTCATTACCAGTCTTAGTCTTCTCTTCGTTAGGAATTACCCACTGCTTATTGGTACTAACCTCAGCTAACATCTGAGTACGAGCCAAGAACTGAGCTTGCGCACTGAGTGTTAACATCATCTTAACTGGAGAATCTTTCACCTCTCCCATCAGGTTACGTAAGACTAGAGGTACGTCTTCGCGGGTCTTTATGATAGTATTGTCACGACTATCGCCACGAATAGTGTCCGCAAAAGTACCGGCTACCCTAGCGTCTATCCCTAAGATCTGACGAATGATACGCTTAGAAGCATTATCAATTTGCTCTTGGTCAAGCTTAGGGCGTAAAGCTTCTAGCTTCTCAGTCATAGAAGCTACGGTGTCACCTTCTTTTGTAGAGAACCAAGAAGAGTACAGCTGTGTTAAACGCTTCTTATCCGTTGGCAACACCTCGGGAATGATAAGCTCGCCGCGCAAGTACGCCATCGCCGCTGCGACCTTGGTGTACGAAGCACGATCTTGAGCTGTAGTCTTAACATTTCCTTTGGCGGTTCTCTCATAACCTTGCCACGTGCGATCAGCGTACAACTTACCCTTCTTGCCGAAACCGAGCATGTACGTACGAGTTGTGTACCGTCCTTTATTATCTAGGATCGCACTGTACAACGCCTCTTCTTCTTTGCTCAGAGGATGGGTGTCTAACATCTTAGCCCTTTCCAGAATAATTAGATCCGAGAAATGGTCAATGGAGTCTCTGAACGTACGATACGAGCGAACAAATTCTGGGTGCTCGCGGCTAGCAGCGTTAAGAATACGCTCACGTTCAGCCGCGTCAGCTGTGTTCTCTACGCGATCAATCAGAGCTTGTCCGCTAAACGACGGGTCTTTTGCTTCGGCACTAAGGCCTTCAGCGTGTAGATCAGTAGCGTTCGCTTCGGCTACTAACTGGTATTCCGTCGGCCACGACAATGCCCTCTCACGAATCTCGCGGAGTGCACGTCCAGCTCCAGCAGTAGTAGTTGTAAGATTAACTACTGCCCCAGTTACTCCCTTAACAACAGAGTCTATAATACTTCCGACTCTCTCCAACCCGGCGTTTGTTGTAGCAGTTTTGTTAGGAGTTTTGTTCTCTTCCGAGGCAAAGGATTGTAGATCGTCCTGCTGCTTAGGCTTGCTGATGCCAAACTTTTCAGCAGCAACCGGGCCGATACCAGCTGCTTCCGTAACAATTACGTTGCCGTCTTCTTCGATGTCTTTGAAGTACGCTACGTTACCATCACGCGGGGGCTTACCTAGTTGTGCCTCTTTCCACAAATGCTGGGTAAGACGAGCCTCTCTTTCTCCAAGAGTAGCTTCGTACTTGGTGTGAGCATCTACATCAAGAGCGTGTAAAGCTTTTAGCTGTTCTTTAATCCACGGCGCAGTGGAAGTCTCAGCAGTAGGATTGTACTGGAATAAACCCAGTTGTTCTAACTCCTTAGCATACTTGACCATGAACGCCATAGACTGATTATCCAATCCGTTTCGCTCTACCAGTCTTTCTGCATTACGAACAAGTCCCTTAGCAGCCTTATAAATAGAATGGTCGCGTTCGTCCCAGTTATCTTTCTCAGATAGCATGTCATCTATATTGGAATAACCGATACCACCATCAGCCTGTTGTGCAACTAGTTTCATTAAACGACCGTCCACGGACGGAGACACCAGTTTAGTAGCTAATTGCGTCCACAACCTGTCGCCCATCTTGTGGTCATAGTGTTCCGTGCTATTAGATCCAGCTGAGAATCCTTCGTACGTCTGGATAATGTGCTGGACTTCGTGCATTAGTATCTCACCAGCCTGTAATGGCCGGTTAACAAAAGCGTCTGATACTTCAATGTGTAGCTTATCTAGATCGGCTGTTCCCCACACATTAGAATTGGTCCGTCCTTTATTAAGGACAGAGTGAGCCTGCTTAGTAAACGTTACGTTCTTAAGCCACGGGTATTCTTTCTCTAACATCACGTTATCAAGTACATCTGTAATAGGAACTACCTCTCCTACCTTAAGATTATTGAACACCTTCAAGTTAATCTTAGCTACCAACTCGTCTGGAATGTGGAAGCGTTGCATCCCGTCTGGTCCTATAAACACAGCTCCGTTTCTCAAAGCGTGTTCAAAGCCCAAAGCCCCTTCTCCGCCGAACGACTGTAGATCGTTCGAGCCGCTTGTTTTGCTCTCAGCACCGGTATTATTCGATCCGGCTTGCGGAGCTTTCTCGGTATTAGACAAACGTTTACGGGAAACGTAGTCAGGATTTTCTGTAAGAGGAACCACTTTATTTAAGATATTCTCTTTCAAGGACGATATAATATCGGAGAACGTCTGACGAGCGGAGCCTAGTACGCCGCCTTCACGCACGGCTTCGCTAGAGTGCTGCACAAAGTAGGCAGGCAGCTCTAGGGAGTAAACGTCTTTGTTGTTGTTAGTGTCATTTTCTTGAGCTTGACGAGCACTAGCTACAGCCTTAAGCGCAACCTTATTACCAGTTGCGGCGAGCTTCTCTATAGCAGCATTATCCTGAGCGAGATTCGTACGTCCAGCAAACATCTGAGTAATAGCTTCGTGATCCGTCGCACTAGCTAACCGGAAGAAGTGCTCTACTTCGTGGTTGGCGATGTCTTTAAGATTATCACCCTTAGCTAGGTGATCTTGATTAATGTACATCGTCTTGCCATCGTAGTGACCAGCAGAAGTACTAGGCAACGTTTTACCGTTAGCCATGACAGTTCCTGTCTTAGCTACAACTAAGTGGCCCTTAGTAACAGCATCCATTACGGCGTTAATGTCCTTAGGAGCCATATTCTTAAATTGCCCTTTGTACACAGACGTGAGTTCTTCAGCTCTGTTAGCACTAGCGGCAGGCGTGGACAAGGTACGTGAGGCCGGTGCCTCGGGCGTGGCTGTTTCAGCTACCGCTGGAGAAGCCGTCGTCGTAGGATTACCGACTGCTGCTCTCATACGATCCGCTACGGATACCACAGGCGCTTCCTCAGCTGTAAGAGTAGTAGCCGGTTGAGGAGCCGTAGGAGCTTCTTGCTGCGTGTTACTAGAGACAGGCGCTAGGGTAGGGGCCGCTACTGGGGTAACGGGCGTAGACGTGCTTACAGGAGGAGCTGCAGCTTTCACAGGGCGGGGGTTGTTCTTAGCCCATTCCCTCATTCCAAGAGCAATGTGATCTGGAGGCAAGTCGTTAACAACCGCTTCGTGAGCAAGAGCTTCCTTAGCTTTAGCTTGATTAGCCAGCCAAGCCTTGTCTTGTTTATTAAAGGCGTTGTTATCCGCCACCGCCTTTTTCTTAGCAGCTTGTTCTTTTAACTTAGTAGCTTCAGATAGCTCAGCTTCAGTAGGAGCTTCTGGATTAACCATCTCCCCTGAGCCCTTACCTTGTTCGGCAATGTTCACACCAGCCTCAGCCAGTGTTTGTTTGTTAGCGTCACCAGTACCGCTAGCTTCTAACTGGGCAGCGCGAGCACTAGCAACTTTAGCATCTTGCTCTTGCTTTTGCTGATAGGCTAACTCCTCCTGCTGGCGCTGTACAGTTGTCTTTACGCTAGGAGTAGGGATAAGGCTAGGAGTAGCCTCGATAGTATTAGGTGTTGGCGTAGGAGCTTCCGGAGCGCTAGGTTTATTGGTACGAGCTAGGTTATCTAGGTGAGCAGCTGTGGCTTGACCAGCAATCCACGCCGCTTGGTTCTTCTCGGCCCGAGTCTCAGCGTGAGCAGTTACCGAACGTAACGCTCCGGCACCGGCAGCAGCACTAGCCATAGAATAGGCTACTTGCTCTACAGCGTTGCCCGGACTAGAAAAACCTTGTTGCTTCTCGAAGTCCTTGAGCTGCTGAGATCCACCAGTAGCCCCCGTACCTCCTAGAGTATCTAAGCCTCCTTGGCCGATAGTAGCAGCAGCTTCTTCTCCGGCTTCGCCAAGAACAGCCTTAGTAATCTTGGCCCAGTTAGAGGTAACTAATTTACTACCGCTAGCCCCGAAGTGACCTCCGACGTGCTCGGTAGCGTACTCAATACCAGCTTGACGCAAGGCACGAGCCTTGGCCTCGTCTTTAGGTACTCCAGCCTCAATAGCATTGTTATACTCTGTTAGGTACACACGTGCGACAGGCACGGAGATAAGACCCTCGCCAACTTCTTGTGCGAGCGGGTGAGGGATCTTTTGAATTAAGGCACCGGCTAAACCGCCGAGTTGATCGGGGTTCTCGGCAATAGATAACTGAAGCCCGCGTAGACCTCCTTGGAACATATCTCCGATACCTTCCTTAGCCTTGTAATCAGCAACTTCCTGTTGATTAGCTTTAGCAGCCGAGCTAAGCGGTGCGTACACATTCTTTTCCAAGAATGGTTGAATAGGACTAGCAGCAGCGACAGTATTAGCGATCTCTGCTGGAGCGTCGAACAGATGCTGTTTAGGCAGCTGTAGGACAGGCTGCTGGTCATTACTATCAACCCCCAAGTCTAGTGCCTTTTTAACAAAATTTACAGGCACGTTAACAGCATCTTCTACGTTAGACAGAAGACGATTGGTGTAGGTCTCAGGAGCACGGACGATATCGCCCGGTAGCTCATCACGTGCGTAGCGGCCTCCTTGTGCGGCGCTGCCTTCTACTACACTTTGTCCGGCGTCGGCTGCTGCTCCGTACTGTTTAGGAGCGAACAGTCCTACAATATCCTTAATACCGAATCCGTCTGCCGGAGCCGCCGTTGTTTCCTGCGGACGTAAAGAAGCCTTCGCCGGCACCGAGTCCAGAGAAGGCTTTTGATTAACGCTAGGAGCAACACTTCTGCTTACCGGCTTATCCAGCAGATTAGAATACTCGTCGATATTAGCATAGTCTTTGTCAACTAACACCCGGTCTACTTCAGATAGACGGGCGTAGATAGCCTTTTGCTTATCGCTAGCTTTGTTAATATCGAACATATATTTGTGTTCTCCGAAAAGAAATAGCAGCAGTTAATTGGTTACTTTAGAACAGTAATTCCACTAGTTGTAGAGCCATCCAAGGCCGGACGAGCACGGCTAGCTGGTAATTTAGAAAGGATAGGACGGAGAGCGTCGTCGATGTCTGCTTTTTTCTGGGCCGGTGTTCGTCCGTTAGGAGCAGCTAGAATACGTCTAACCGTATCTTGTGCCTTGTGTACAATAAGGTCTCTGTTGCTCAAGTCCCGCTCTTGCCCTTTAGGATTTATAGCTAGGGGAGTGGCCTTAAGTGTGTCCTCAATATCAGAAACTATTTTAGCACCGTACCCATAAAGCTCACTGTCTCGTTGACTAGCACGGTCTAGCGCACGGTCGTTGCGATCTTGGATCATACTTTGAGTGTTAGTCTGGGTATTAGCAAGAGAGGCTCGGCGTAAGGCCCTGTCATCAGCAGCAGCTTGTAGCTTGATATTACGATCTTCATCGAAGGTACTAGCTTGCTTCAAGTCAACAGCCGCTCTAGCTTGGGCTCCTTGTACAGTGGCCTCGTCTTTTTGACGATCCATACGATGAGCTTGGATTTCGTCGTTGGTCATGGGGCGTTCGCGTACTACATTCCCTAACCCATCACGTGTGACGATCTTGCCTTTATCGAAGTCTTTCTCATCTGACATCTCTAAAGATTTCAACAGCTTTTGTTTACGAACAAACGAATCCTCTTCGTCCTGCTTATCGGACGCATCGTTGCGCTCCTTAAGCAAGCCGGCTGCAAAGCCTCCCCAGAATCTAGATGCCATGTTATGCTACTCCTTGAAGACCGCCCCCGCTAGGAGGCGCTTGTTCTTGTTGCTGAGGAACCGGCTGTCCACCCGGAGGCGGAGGGGCCATAGCTTTTTGCTCTCCTTGAGCAGCCGCCTTAATCGTCTCGATAACTGATCCGAATACATTGTCCGAGAACTCTGGGGGTAAGCCGAACTTGTTCTCCATGTAATCAAGAAGTTGCTCCAAGACACCGCCCTTGCAAAGATACACTCGTGGAGATACGTTCAAATCCTTAGGCAGGCTCTCTTGCAGCTTACCGAATAATGTAGCAAAGAACGGTCCAAGCACAGCAGCTGGGTCTTTAGAAGACTGCAAAGCAGCTTTGACCTGCCCCATACCGCCGCCTTCACCCATAAGCTTGGCTGCCATTTTGACAACTAACTTAAGATCTAGTTTCTCTTCGTCACTCAGTTCGTCAATACCGTCGTCATCATTAGGAGCTTGCTCACTAGAAGCTTGCGCTTCAAGAGGAGCTTGACCTTCCGAGGAAGCGGTAGGATCTTCTTGTGGCTGGTTCATCTGGTCTAGACTAGGCATAGTAATTAGTACCCCGATCCGCTTGGGCCGGGACGTACAGTAGGCCCGGTATAAGTAGTATTGTAGTTAGGAGCAAAGCGATCTAACGACGAGAAGTTCTTGCCGTACGTAGCCTTTGCTGCGTCGTAGATTCGACGCTTGTTAATGTCATTATCGTACTCGTCCAATTCTTTCTGGAACTGAAGCGTCAGTCTTGCTTGGTGCCCAGCTTGTTGAGCATCAGCTAGGCTTTGAGCCATAGCAATAGCTGGATTAGCTACTACCGGCTTATTAGCGGAAGCAGAAATACCAGACAAGATGGCGTTAAAAACAGAGCCGAATACCGATGAGCTGTTGGAAGAGCTAGACGAAGACGACGAAGAGCTGCTAGAAGACGATGAGTTTTTAGAAGCTGTTTTATCTGCCATCTCAATTAGCCTCCCGTGTGAAAGTACTGGCTCAGAATGTCTTGCATGTTCTGGGCAAAGAAGTTAGAATAGCCGGAAATAATATCTGGAGTGTAAACTTCTGGATTAGTAGTAGCTGCTTCTGCCAGAGATTGTAGGATGTTCAAGGAGCTGGTGATAGGCAGCGTAGCTAAGGCCCCGTTAAACTCCCGGTCAAACTGTTGCGAGTTCATCCAGTTCTGAGCAGCATAACCTTCCCTCGAACGGAGTAAGGTCGAAGCCTCGGAGACCAGTGGTTGAGCCGCCTTAATCGCCTCTCGTTGGGCGTTACCCGCAGCGATACTTCCATTAAGACCGCCACGGCTAGCACTTTGTTCCAGCCCAGCTTGACGAGCTTGTTGAATGTAAGCCGAGTTGGGGTTAGTAAACTGGTTCATGAAGTCAGAGATAACCTGACCAGATCCGTACTGAGCCGGAGGAATGCCCCCGGTCCCGGCATTAGCAGTGTAATCAGCTAGCGACTGACCGGGCTGATAGCCCGTGCTAGGACCGGGCTGGTATCCTAGACTTCCTGTGTTAGGGTTAACAGCAGGAGGGCCTAGGTAGTGCGGCGGCACAATTCCAGTGTTAATCGGCAACGGAGGATTCGGCATCGGATCAACACCGCCCGTCGAAGGAGGACTGATACCGTTACCGTCCGGTCCGATAGCACCGTCTCCCGGATTAGGCGGAGGTGGTAAGTGAATACTGTACGTAGGCGGAGTGTACGAGCTTCCAGCTGGCGTAGACGTAGCGGCAGGAATGCCGTTACCGTCCGGTCCGATAGCACCGTCTCCCGGATTAGGAAGCGGAGGTAGGTGGATACCGTACGTAGGAGGTACTGTAGTAGAACTACGCGGAGCAGGAGTAATGCCTACCCCGCTTTGTCCTACCGCTCCATCGGAGGGCTGCGGGTTTGGATTTGTGATACGATAATTCGGCAACACCGGACTAGCCAGCTGAGGCTGAGTAGTCGCGGGAGCTGTACCTGCTAGTTGAGCAGGACCGATAGGTTGGGTTTGACCTAGAGCATCTAGAGATCGAGGCATGGTTATTAATTACTCCTTAACTGTCACGTGCGCCGGTCGGCGTTACTTGTAACACTAAAGCCTGCACTACGTGAGGCGGTTCTGGATTCGCTACTGTTCTGTTTTGAATCTTCAATTGAATACCTAATCCTCTAGCTGCTAAAGAAGCAATGTTAGTAGACGGGTAACCGGTCGATACAAACTTGATAGGAGTACGTGGTAAGTCAATGTACTCTTCGTCTTGTACGTTGTAAGCACTTTCGTAAATGTCTTGAATACCGCTAGCTAGGATCTTAAGAGAAGCTCTTCCTTGAGTGACACCGTACAGTCTAGCCTTCTGGATATTGAAGAACTCAACTGGGCTTTGACCTAGTACCCAGTTAGTTTCTAGAAAGCAGTTAACTGGTACCCCAGCAAATCCCCATCCTTCGTCAAGTTTAAATACATACGAGGCCCTAGTAGAATTAATCAAATCGAAGTAAACAAAGTGCAAGTGCTCTTCTCCGGTGGAATCAATGACACTTGACCAGCATCTCGGAGTAAGGTAGTGGGACTGCGGTGTAACTGTATTGTCTAGTACAGTAAGACGCTGTGTGGTAAACTGAGCCTCCACTTCTTCGCCCGGAAGAACTGTCATTGTAAGTGTGTATCCGTCCTTAAAAAACAAGCGATACTGATTCTTAGCACGTACAGGAATCGCTCCGATAAGACCGTAGCTAGCCGCTCTCTTAGCGGAGTTCAAACTCAGCCTAGGCCGTACCCAGCTAGAGATGCTGGCACTTAGGGGAACTCCTACGAAATCTCCGTACTTCTGAGACTGCGAAAGGGTTACAATGCCTGAATGATTGCAAAACACAGGCTCCCCCATATTTACTAATGAGTATTCAATACAACCAGTGTGCGGAGATAGAACGCTCATGGAGAAATTATCAATAGTAGAACCATTGATAGCTGAGATAGATTGTTGACAGAACACCCCAAGAGTCGTACCGTTAAGAGGTAACAGTCCTGTAACCCTGTCTCCAACTCCCCATTCACTCGCCCCTAAGGAGCCATCGAAATTCCACGGATCGCCGATCACTGAGATCTGTACCGATCCGGGCTTAAACCCTAACGCTAGATGGCTAGAGAAATAAGCTAGGTGTCGGGGTAGATCTTTAGTAGGATCTGTCTGCGTAAAGATCCGAGCAAACAAAGTACCGTCGTAGTAAAAAGCCCTCTCTAACCCATTGACTCCGTACATAGCATCCCAACTTTCATCAGCATAGAAGTTAGCTGTGATAAATTCGTACTTAGAAGGCGTTGGTGTGTCACTGTCAGTTAACAAGCTAAGACTGTTGTACGTGAGGTTGTTGGTTAGATCTCCGATCTTGTTACCAGCTAACGGGGGGTTAGCTGAGTGGAGATCGAAGGTGTTATTAATCGTAGTGTCCGTACCCGAGATCTTAGTAAGATTCATGATCTGAATATCAGCCACAGCATTGTTTGTCAGGAACCCTCCAGTCTCAATGAAGTAGCTTGTCAGCTCGCACGAGTACAAAGTGGAGCCATTATACAGGTAATAAGTGGCTGTAGTTAAAGGAGCTACCGCGTTAATACGTTCGCGTTTAGGGATACTAGCGCTCGAATAAGTGCCGTTATTAATCTTGAAATTCCAACCAGTGTACACCGGCTGCCATCCATCAGCGATATAAGTAGCACCTCTATCTAGCTGCTGTTGTGCTGTTTCCGTTCTCCACAACGTGCCAACGGAGCCATTAGATATAGCTCTGTTAACATAAATAAACGTAGCCGCAGCGGTAGTAGGACCAGTTAGGGGTCCTACGGCATTTACCCAGTTACCACTAATAGGAGCGACGAGCATAGTTCCGGGGCGGTAACCTAGAGTTGCGTCGAATGAGCCTACAGTAAGCGGTGAAATAATTAAAGCGGTTATAGTCCCAATGCTGACTAACGCTCCTACAGTATTTACACCGCCAGAGATTGTCCACGCTCCACTAAAAACAGGAGTTCCGCTAGGATCGTTAGTGGGATTAACTCGCAACTCTAAGCACGGAGCAACAGCATATTGCACGTCTTTAAAACGGTGCAATCCTACTACAACCTCATTCAGAGTTGTAATACGCGCACGGAGGAAGGTAGCGGCTGTCGTTATGGCAGTGAACAAAGTAGCCTCTGTGGTGTAGAAATCACTAGCACTGAGCACGGCGGTAGTACTGTAAGACCCAGTAGTTCCGCCAGTAGACTTGTTCAGCAGAGAGAAAACCATAACTTGTTTTAACACATCTATGTTAGACACCATCACACTAATCAAAGAGGAGCTATCAACCGACACAACCTCACCGATCACTTTGTTGCCTATATAAGGCGCACTAACTAGAAGATCTCCGGCTGTAATACCGGCAGTGCTTCCGAATACAGTAAACACGTACAACGAGGTAAGACCGGGAGAAGTTTGAGCATCGTACGGCTCATAGCCATCGACACGACTAAGCCCGGCTACGTCAGTGATCTCGTAATTCTCACAAGATAACAACGTACCGGGCGGAGCAGTAATTTTAGATGAGCTAAGGTCAAGCCCTTTATCAAGAGTCAAGACGCTAGGTAGTAACTCATTAGCCATAAAGACTTCTTCCAAAGAAAGGTTTAGGTTTTAGATCGCGGTCCATTGCATTAGTCAAGGCGAAATAACGAGCAGCTGCGTCTGACCAAAGCTTGGTGTTCTTATCGTAGTTAGCGTAGTACATAACAGCCTTCCAGACAATAGCCTCGTGATAACGAGCTGGTAGTTCAGACGGACTGTCAGAGTACAACGTAAGCGCGGTAAAACCCTTAGTGTACGGAAAGGTTAAGGTGTACGAAGTATCGGGACGAGGGTAAAAATCTAGATAGCCTTCAGGAGTTTCCGTGAAAAACACAGGCTGCCCGATAGCAGCATTCTGGAACTCGAACTCATCTACCCACTGAGCCCAAGGTACAAACAGTAGTTTGTTGAATCCACCTTGCTGATTCTGAATAGAGAAAGATTTGTACTCAGCAGCTTCTAGGTTCGCAACAAAGTCTTTTAAGTTGTACCGACCGAAGTACTTCATCTTGAAGATGTTGTTAGCAGGGGTTGGAGACACTTCCCTGTACGATTCCTTCAGAATGTAACCACTACTTCCTGTGATATTAGAGATGTTTAGGATAGCGTCCGCTGTACCAGCAGCCCACGTTCCCGAGTTCAATACAGTAGAGACAATAGTAAAACCAGTGTCACTAGTACTAGCTGCGTAGACCGCTCCAGCAGGAGGAGCTGTGGCTCTGAGTCCGGTGTCTACACGGATACGAGGATAGATAGTGATACTAGCGGTGTCCGTCATGAACTCCCACTCGTTGTCTTCTAGTTGAATGTCCTCCCACGCCTTTGCCACCCATCTCTTCATCTTCTTGTACATCTTAGAAGGAGCAGGCGAGGCAAAGGTCGCGGAAGTAAGATCATCCAGATCTACACCTGACTCTAGGATAGCTAAGTTTACAAGCTCAAGGTAGTTGGACATCTATTTGTATTACTCCTTTAGGTTAGTTGAGATTGACAGGCGGCTTGGTGATAACAAAGCCATTCTTCTGTGCTTCCCTCAACGTATCTTTGGTAGGCCAGTATCCGAACTTCTCGTGGAAATCTGCACGAGGCCCGTACGTAGCGAGTTTACCTTTCTCAAAGCCCGGACGAGGATCTGGTCCCGGTGTCTGGGCAATCAAGTTAAAAGGAAAGGCCATCGTAGTAACGTCCACCCACCGACGCGGAGACGAAAGCGGCTCTTCCTCGTTCTCTACTTTCTTAGTAGTCGTAGTGTCACGAATGACCCCGAGTACTTTAGTAGGAACATCCACCACAACGCCACGAGGAATAGTCACGTTGTAACCGTTACACCCGAAGTACTGAGGGCGATTACTCGCTCCCGCATTACCATCTCGGTGTAGCTCAATACGAGACCAGCCCGGAGCCGGCGCTCCATCAGTAGCATCTACAATCTTAGCAAAATCCTTTGAAGAATCCCGCTGTTTATTCTTGATGGCCGAGAGAATTTCTTCCTTGGTCATAGTGTTCGCAATAGGGACACGGTACAAACCGCACCACTTACGAAGATCTTGGATCGACATCTCTAGACTGGGTTCTTTAACTACAGTCTTGACTTCTTCTTCAATCTTAGCAACTTCTAGTTCATCAGCAGCAATTTCTTTCTTACTCATTTGAGGGTACCTCCAAGGGTACGACGGGTAAAGGGACCCCGAAGGGTCCCGATACTGTTGGTTAAATCACACTAAACAAAGATTAGATGCTGCCAACACCAGTGGCGCTGTAACGGTTGGCGTAGTGATAAGCCGGCACGACTTGACCAGTCGTAGCAAACTTCTCAATCTTAGCCGTTAGAGTAACCCGACGATCAGCAGCTGGGTTACCGGCAGGACCGGCGAGGATAGCGGCACGAAGAGTAATATTCTCCGCGTGAGGAGCGATGACGCCGCCAGCAAAAGCTGTCGAACCACCGTTCTCTACGCGAACAATACCACCGGTCTGGCCGATAGTGGACGCCGAGATAAACGCAGCAGCAGTCACACCAGCAATAGGTGCGTTGTAGCCGACGTTAATCGTCATTGTAGCACCTGTATCTAGATCGTCGCACTCGAACTCCATTTCTAGAATGCGGTGCAAGGCACCGATCTTAGCAAATTCGATTACGTCCGACGCAGCTAGAGCAGTGCCGTTTGGAATCAGTACAGTCGCTGTGACTTCAGCAGGACCTTCCTCGGTTTGACGGAAGATGTTACCACCAAGTACAGCCTTAGAGCGGAAAGTAGCCATGTTTTTATTCTCCTGATATTAAATTAGAGGGCAGTGACGGCCGTTTCGAGACGAACCATCCAGCTCTGATTCAGGATCGTAGCGACATACCACATCTTCCACGCGACGAAACCGCGCTGACCCAGAGGATCTTCATTGCTAGCGCCCATCTTAGGATTAGAAACTGCGATTTGCACAGACTCCATGCCCTTGAGAGGGGTAACAGCGAAGGCATCTTGGCCGACGAACACGAGCGGATAAACGTCAACTGCCGAGTTGGTGTTAAGCACACCAGTGACGGTAGCCGAGCCTTGGCCGAAGAACGGTTCAAGGTGTGGGGTGAGAATCATACGCAGGTCTTCGAACTTGCCGATCTCGTAATCCGACAGCAGCGAGCCAGACGCATACTTCTCACGAACAACGAACCCGCTTAGATCGCGGAGATCCGACTCTAGGTTGATGTGACCGAAACCGATGTAACCACCAGCGACAGGCTCAGTAGCAACCTTGTCAGTAGCAGACAGCATACGAGTCAGCGGCATAGCGTGGTTAGCCTTTAGAACCCGCTGGACGAGACGAAGATCCGACTCATCAAGAGGCGCTAGGACGGTAGCACGAGTAGTAGCTGTGCCGGAATACAGAACATTGGAACCACCACGAATGGCATTCCAGATGAGAGCTTCCTTAACAGCAGCTGCTTGCTGAGCCATAAGCTCGGTCATCGCATTCAGGTTAGGATCTTCGTGAGTATCAGCGATCACGTCTGTGAAGCCGATCCACGCACCGTACTGCGAGATGGTTGTAGTAACATCTTCGTACGCAAGAATCTGCGGAACCGGGGTAACACCCTCAGTCAGCGCATTAACTTGAACGTCGAAAGGAATAGCCCGACGCCACTTGATCGTAAGACCCTTGTTCTTGGGAAGGGCTTCGACCTTAGCAAACTTCTCTAGTGTCAGCTGGTTCTCAGCGTGACGGAGTAGCTTGGCAACGGCGTAGATGCCAATACGCGGTGAAATATCACCATATTGGGTACCGGAAAATGCCATGTATCATTTCTCCTATTAACGGCGAGGTTTAAATTTCTCGCCCTCTTCATTGTAGAACTTCTTAAACAGTGCTTCCTCGTCTAATTCACTTATGACGGCGGCTGCAACTGCTTTGCCAGTTCCGGGGGTAGGTGTATTAAGCTTACGTTCTCGCTCTTGCTTAACTTTTTCGGCTTGTGGATCAGCGATTGGCGTTGCTTTAACTTCTGGCGACGGTGTTTGAGTAGTAGCTTGCTGCTGAGTGACTAAGTGGGGGTAAGTTTGTCTTACGTACCCAGCAAATTCCCTGATAGCACCAACTACATCATCAGCATAAGACGATTCTGCTACCGCACGTCGAGCAGGGCTCAAAGTATCTTTGAATTCTGTCCACAACGGGTGCTTAAATACCTGAGGAGCATTAGGCTCCGCTGCGAGCAGCTTTTGATACTCTACCTGAACGTGCTTTTCATCTTCACTCTGCTGAAATCTGGTCTCAATTTCCGACCTAGTTGTTTGTTGCTCATCGCGGAGACCGGAGATAGCCGAAGCAATAGCATCTTCAACTGCATCTGCTAGTACTGGATCACTTTCCTTGATCTTGGCGAGCTTTTCACTGAGGACGCGAGTATCTTCTCGCGCAGAAGCGGGGGTGACGGGCTTTGAAACCACATCAGCCAGCTTCCTTTCCACATCCGCCAGCTTGCGCTGGAGAGCAGATAGTCTGCCAGCGTCCGATGAGAACCGGTGCTGGGCTTGTTCCGCCTTTTCGAGTCGAGCACGTAGCTCGGCCATAGTAGAAGCTTCTCCTTCCTTCTCTAACTCCGGCGTTGTGGCAGCGGGAGTAGCGGCAGTCGGGATTACTTCATTAGGATTAGACGGGTCATTAGGCTTAGTCTCTACGTTAGTAGGGTCTGCCTCTAGGACTGGGGTTACTTCTTTGACTTCTGGAACTACTTCGGTAGCGCCTGTCGAAATAGGGGCTTCATCTGTAGCAAGTTGGTCGATCTTGGTGAAATCATTATCCTTAACAGCAGCGGACATCTGGGAAAATAGCTGTTCTTCTGTTAAGTCGGCGTTTAGACTACGTTCATCAGGCATAAGTTCAATAGGTCCTTTAATTAGAGCGGTCACGGAGGACGGCTTCTTCTTCATTGAGGAGTTCCTTGATTTCAAGGAGACGGCCTCGGCACAGAGCGGTTTCGGCCTCTGTGCTAGCTGGGCTACAAAGCTGTAGCATTAGGGATTCTTGGCGGGACTTAAGCCAAGACCGGAGAATCTTCCAGTCTTGACTGTGGAAATTCAAAGCTTCTAAAGTCACTTAGTTAAACTCCGCTTCCTGTTTGAGCTTTTAACTTAAGCTCTTGTTCGTACAGCAAGTTCTCTCTCGCCTTACGATTCTCTTGCATACTGGCAATAAACGACTTAGTGTCGTTGTTGTCCATGTTAGCTTGCAGCAACATCTTCTGTTTCATCTGAGCATCTTGAGATTGCATAGAGGCCTTAATCATCTCGGTCTCTTTCTCAGTTTGAGCACGTAGAACCATCGCATTCGATTCAACAGTACGAGCGTAATTCGCAGCCATCTTCTCTTCGTGGTCCCATTGTTCACGTTGTTGCTGTTGTTTAGCATCAAAGTCTAGCTGGCGAGCTTTCAACTCGATAGCCATCTTGTTAGTATCAGCTTCTTGCTTCTTGATTTGCAACTCAATCATTTGAGGATTAGGCTGATTGCTCTTCTCAGCAGCGATCTGCTTAATTTGCTCTTCAGTACGAACGATAGTACGGTTCGGCAAGTGCATCAAATCTAGACGGGCCTTGGTCAAGGCGGCAGTATCAACAGCTGCGGCCATCTCAGGGTTTTGCGAGGACTCTACACTTAACCGTTCTAGGTCACGAATGTAAATCTGTTTGTTCTTGTACTCAGTACTAGACCGCACGTCAATTACATAGTTACCCTTGATCTCCGGTTTCTTGTTGTACTGCATGTTCCAGCCATACATACGTGTGATAATCTTCGTAGTGATTTGGTCGTCCCAAGCTTCTGCTTGGAAATCAAGTAGCACTGTAGAATTCTTATCAGAAATGAGCTGGCCTGTCGCGCTCTCTTGGTTGTTAGCTCCAGTCAATCCAGCGGTCATCAGTGGGGTCGATGATTCTTCTTGAGCAAACTCACGTGCTAAATTAAGAATCGGAACTAGGTGTTCTGTTACATTAGGAACGTTGAAGAATTGAATCGCATCGCCTACACGCATCGTAGGATCTGTGAGGTTCCACATCTTTTGCGGAGACATCTCCCAGCTACCATCAGCCGGAGAAATCCAACGGCGCTGAATACCAGCCTGAGGCCCTGAGCTTAGCGATGAGTTATCTAAGATCATGTGCCACGTAGTAGTAGCCACACGTTGTGCATCTCGCATAGTCAATGGCTGACCGAAGCCGAACACCGAGGACGGATCTTTTTTCCAGATAGAGATAGCGTACGGGATTTCAAAGTACGCTTCTAGATTCTCTAGCTCAATACGGATAACACGACCTTGGCAAATCCAAACCTCTCCGTAGTATTCCTCGGTCGGGGAGTTGTACGTAGGCTGGATGTCAAGCTTGTCTAGTTCTTCCGAAGTGATAGGACCGTGGTACTCAATAACTGCGTACTTATCTTTAAACAAGTACGGGTTAGAGTCTGTGATTCTAGCGTATTCAGTAAAGTTCGAGTTGCAATAATCTGTAGGCGTTTGCTTCAACACTTCCGTAATAGCATCAAGATTAAAACCTTGGTGATTGCGGTAACGGCTCAGTTCCACCTTGGACATAGGGTGCAGCTCGATAGAATCTTGCACCTTATCCGGATCATTAGTGGTGTCGTCCGGGAAGAACAACCACGGATTAACACGCACTACTTCTGGATAGTGTTCAACAGTTACCTCTGGTAGCCACGTCTCTCCGTCAGGGCTAGGCTTGTACTCTCGGCACAACGAGCCGGTGTTAACCGGACCTTTTAGAATACCGGTACCTAACAATACCCGGTCCTCGATAGCTTGTCTAGCCTCGAACCCGTAACGGCACTTGTCTAACTGAGTCTCGATCTCGTCGGACATAAGCTTGCACTTAGTCTCGTCATCCGGGTTGGAAGAGTTAGCCGACGGCCAAAGATCCCAGTTCTTCTCACCAGCACCGAACTGCATCGACACACACTGCGAGATAGCAATCTCACACTTAGCCGACACGATGTTGATCGTAGGGCGGCGGCGCTGGATGACGCTGTCATCAAACGGATTCTCAGGAGTCGAGTTATTAAGAGCATAACTGAGAGCACCAAGATTAAGACGAGTACACTCCAACCACTCTAGCTCCTTAAACTTACGATTGTTAGCTCGCTGCTTTAGCAAGCCTTCAATCTTAGCAGCCAAGTCTGTTAGTGTATCTTCTCTATCTTGTGCAGCGCGGGCTTCTTCTTTAGCCTGCGCCTCAAGATCCTCGTCGCTTAAAGGAGCCTCTTCACCATCTACTGGAATTACATCCATCTCGACGGCTACTCCGTCTTGAGCAGCTAAAGATAAGGCTTCTTCGATTGGATTAGATGTCGTACTTTTTGGTAACACGGTACGTGCCTCCTGTAGTAGCCTTACTTTGTTGTTTACTCAAAGCACGGATAAGATTATTGACTATGTATCTCAGGCAATCCATCAAGTGATCGTTGTCTTTAATGATCCTACCGTTCAAATCACGGCGATACAAAATGTATTCCTTCTGGAAGTTTTGTAAGTTGCGGAAGACTAGAAGTTTACCGGTGCCTAATCTGTTGTACGTAGTTTGGATACCGGACTCAACTTCGTTCTTAGCCGGCAGCAGATTGTCTAACAACTGCTGGTACATCGAGAACAGTTGTTTGCCGTCGATCTGCGACCGCCCTCTGGCAGCCGGGTCGATGACTCCGGGAATCCACGTACCCTTTCCTTTGATGTTAGAGGCGTGAATGTCAGGCTCTTGTCTAGAAGCATAGTACTCATCGTAGATATAGATAACATCAGTGTCGGGATTTCTAGCAGCCCACAAGCAAGCAGTCCTGTTCCAGCCTACATCTAAAGCGTACAATCTCTCGTAGTAATCTGGAATCTGGAACGGATCACACAAGATACTATCAATAGCAATAGGATATATATTACCAGATCCCATAGCCGGTATACCTTTAGAACGAGCATCTCGCAAATGAGGCAACGTATCATCCAGCATTCTGCGTCTGGCATCCTCACTCAGCCAAGGAGCATCGTCCCAGCCAGCGTTGATGATAGCCTTTGCTACGTTCTTGCGGTTCATGAGACGAGCTTCGTAGCCGTCTTCTCCGCCAGCATCTTCCGTTTGTACTCCGGCTAGTCCCGGCGCTCCGCCTAACAACTCAGCCTTGGAGTAGAACTTAACAACCAAGGGAGTCAAGCCTTTAAGCGGTGTGAACGTCACGAATACGTGACCGTCAGTCGTCATCGTACGAATCAAGCACTCGTTGTAAATATTCTCAGGGCACTCTTCGTCAAGCCAGATAACATCCATCGCTGTACCGTAGAATGCTTTGATGTCTTGCTCGTAGTTCTTGAATCCTAAAACGGACTTACCGCCAGACACGTGATTGATCTCAATCAAGTCAACGCCTTGTGGTACACCAGCTAGCATCCAGCACTTACCGAACAATCCAGCTGGAATCATTCCTGTACCCCAAGCTCCGATAGGACCTAGGAGTTCTTTCTGTACAGTGTCACGAGTAGCTTTAGCATCTGATCCGCAAGCCCACGCTTTAATAGGCTTATCGAATCTCTTACCGGCCCACCACGTAGGATATAATCCGGTGAGGTGGCACGACATCTCGTAAGCACCAGCAATGGATTTACCTGTACGGTTAGACGCGATGAAAATACGTTCGGCAAAGTGAGCGCCTGCTTCAAAGAACAGCTTGTGCTTAGGGCAGTGGTCGATAGCAAACGGAGTGTCCGTAACAAACCACTTACTGGTACCCGACTGAGCTAGCTTTTGCTGGTAGATCTCTAGTAGACGTAAGGCGCTAGCCATAGTCTTAGCATTAGCTTTAGAGAAATCTACCTCAGGAGCTATGGAGCTAACGAACTCAGCTCCTTTATCAGAGCTAAGCTCGTTCATCATCTCATCAAAGTTACCAGTACTAAAGTCGTATACTTCTTTAATAGTCACGTTACTTCACCGTCTTAAGAGCTGTCACCACCTGAGCCGCCGTAGCGTCTGGGTTAGTCAGCTTGTAGATCTCTGGAAGCTTCTCAGCTAGTTTAGCACGGAGAGCATCTAGAGAAGCCAGCTCGTCTGGCAGGGTATTCATTACCTCGGACTTGTCCGACCAGCCGTAGCGGTTCTTCATCGTGGCGTACCACATGGAGGTGTTGAACGTCCGGTTGAAGATAGCCTCACGAGCAGTAGTTAACCACCACGCGTGAGCTACAGTCCTACCGTAATCCACAATCTCTTTGAAGTTAGCATCGTTCTCGTACAATTGATTGAACTTGGCTTGCGTAGTCTTCATGATCTTGCAAACCTCTACGTCTGCTGCCCCTTTAGAGTAAGCATCCAAGACTTTCTCGTACCAAGTCATCTCACCATTATCAAGGGGCATAGTCTTTTTACTCCGGGTCTACAACAAGCTCAGGGGCAGGGCCTTCGGCGGGATCGAACCACCCGCCTCGCAAGTCAGGAGAGAAGTACTTCTCAACATCTGCCTTAGAGTCGAAGCACTTGGCTAGAGGGTAGTAGTTCAAACCGCCGTCCGCGCTACGCTCCAATCCGACCAGAAGTAGCTCGGTCTCACCAGTCTCGTTGTTCAAGCACCTAGCCATGCCGATAGAGTTATCAACAGCGCCTTGATAGAACATACGTAAGGTCTGGTATCCGGCCTCATCTTGCGGGACATTAGTGAACACGTGAAGGATGATCTCTTGTTCTTTAGGCTTGTTACGGGTCTTTTTAGTAGACATTTGGTTGGGTCCTCCTAGGACTTTTTAGTTAGGCTACCTCGTGCTCAGGCTCTATCTTAAGGGATCTGACCCTAGCGATAAGCTCTTTAGCACGGTCACCTGTTTGCTTGTACCACAAAGATTGTTGTAGATTGTCAGCGGCAGCTGACCAGTTGTTGGCTTTTAACAACGCTAACGAGTTCTTGAAAGTAGCTAAAGTAGCAGCCCCCATATTGTACACCATGTTCACTAGTACTGTTTGAACAGCGAACGGATAAGTGAGCCAGTTAGGGAGAAGTCTAGCTAAAGCGTCAGCACACTTTAGAATTTCTAAGGTAGTGACGTTGACTGCTGTATCGTGTAGTTGTACTGAATCTACCGTAGTACCTATAGTGTATCCGATACCTACTGTCCAAGGATTTCCGTCACTCCAGTTTGTACCAGCGGGCATTAGTAACTTAGCTGGTTTAGACCCCCACCTGAGATTCTTGTTAGCTTTGTACAACTTGCTTAAAGGATCTGGGTAAGCGTACAAACGATAGCCCTCGTGACGTTCTAGGTCAGCGAGGACTTGTCGTAAAAGCTTAGGTGTTAGGGTTAGCATTGGTTGGATTAACGGCTGGTACGTAGGAGTACTCCTCAGGGAAAGGGATACCGGCCTGCCTAAGAGCCGCTTCTAGTTGACGGATACGAATACGAAGATTAGAATTCTCTTCTCGAAGAGACATAGTAGAACTGTGTTCTGCGGACAATCTAACCTCCATGTCGTTGATTCTCGCTTCCAGCTTAGCTTGTCTGTCGTCACTCAACGACGCTCGCCGCTCGAATGCTTCGATGATACCTGTCTTAGCTGTGGCTTCTGTAGTAATAGCATCCCGTTGGGCTTCGTCTTTCTTTCTGTTGAGAAAAGATCCCCACAAGAATTGACCAAACCACCCAGTCAAACCCAACGCTGCTAGTATCTCAGATAAATCTGGAAGGTTAATCATACTTAAAGTCCCCATCGCATAAAGCCAGCAGGAGGAGCGTAAGTAAACTCCCCTAGATTAAACTGCCCTTGTACACTTATAACTGAGCTGCCTTCGAATACCGAAGCGGCTGGAAACATAGGAGCTGATAACACACTGCCAGCAATGAAAGGAGCTTCGCCAGTACCAGCAACTGGGTCGCCGCCTCCTTGCCACACGTTGTTCTTAGCGAACCAGATCTTTCCAGCTACTGCATCAAAAGCTACACCGACGTGATCGCCGGCTGCTACTGCTGCTCCGTACGCTGTGAAAACTCCGCCGGTTAGCGAACGTCCGTCAGCTAGGTAATAACCAAAGCCTACCGGTCCTTTACCGCAGAAATCGTTGAGGTTTTCTGTAGCTCCCATCAAACCAATAATAGGGGTACCAGCCCCTGACCAGAACCCTCCGAAGTACCACTTACCGGCACTAGCGTAAGACTTAGTACCGCGCACAGATTCCCACCCGTTAACTGCCGTGAGAGATTTAGTCATAACGTGATTGGACCCACTCAGTGTGATGTTGGTACCCATTTGAGCAGGGTCCCAAAGCACTGAGCCGCCCCCTCCTCCTACCGGAGTAAGAGAAGGAGGCAGTTGTCCTAGACCGAGAGCTAATCCAAAAGACACTCGGAGATTACTCGTAGATACCGATCAAGTCCGTAGCGGCCACTGTTCCGGTGCTCAGGACTTGTTCGACTAGGATAGGAATGGTAAAAGCGTTAGGGACGTTTTTAAAAACTAGGGATGTTACGCCAGCGGGTGGATTCCACGGCACTACTGCTACCGTTCCTCCGGTACCTACGTACACTGACGTAGGCCGGGGGAACTTAACAGTATCGGATGCCGTAATGCTAAACCCGCGTTTCGGAAACCTAGTTAGATTAGCAAGGGCCATAAGGGGCCTCCTTTTCTAAGTTAGGATTACGCGACGGTGACGGCGTTTAGGGCGATGACGTTCCACTTACCGTTGATAGCTTGGATCGTGATCGACGCTCCGGGGAAGGCTGCGAACGTAGCCGTGTTCTTCGAACCACCGGTCACACCGTTATCGAACAAGCCGGTGGCTGTGATCGTGTGAGCAAAGGCAGTCGTCGAGGTAACGGTCTTTTGCATTCCGTTCTGAGCAGCAGTCGGAGCTGCGAGGGTCATAGCGGCTAGAGAGCCTGTCTTGGTAATAACATCGAAGCCAGCTGTGACAGCTAGGGCTCCAGACGCAGCGTACAAGTTCTGGTACTTACCAGTCTTGTCGAACAGCGCTAGGGCCTTTTGAACAGCCTTGAGCTGCTGCAAATCTAGACCGAAACCACGGATTGCTGGGAAGTCGAAGAAGTTTGAAGTAGTAGCCATGAGGGTAAAGTCTCCTTGAAGTCTTATAAGTGAACGTACGATGAATCTCAATTGTGGCGGTAAGACCACTTTTCAATGGGTTAAGTTCCCGAGGAGCGGTCGCTTCGCTCTTTTTTGGTGTAGACTTAAAAGGCTTTAAAGACGAGGCTCCAAAACCCTTCTCGTAACGGCTAAGATAACCCGAAGGGTTTAATAATATCTTAGTACACATATAATTATTATATATATATATATATATATATATACTATGCTCTTATTATAATATATATATATATATTTAGTGTTCTTAGTATAATTATATTATATATATATATATATAACTAGTACTAGTATAATTATAACTAGTATGTACTATACGCCTTTACCAAGGCTGTTAGGAGTCACTTAGAGGCAGTACCCCAGATCTTTCAAGCGCTGGTCAGCTCCTTCCCACAGTACAGTCCTACCTAGCTTGATGTACAAATCGTACAAGGTAACCTCCCCCAAGGAGGTGTTGTATCTACAAATCTTGTATCCTACCTCATCCTTCACAAGAGGATCTATGAACTCGTCCCACTGGCTAGGGGTAACTAGACACTTGACCCCTTGGGTGTAGAAGCTTAACAAGAACCGGTTGTACCCAGTCAAGTTAGCCATGCGGTTCCACTTGCCACGGTTGTGGTACCACCTCCGTTGCCGGGCTCGGCGTAGCCGTAGCTTCTTCCAGTACCGGGTCTTGGGGCGTCCTAGCTTCGGCTTGTACTTAGCTCGGGCCTCGGCCAGCTTACGGTTCCGGTACACGGACCGTTCGAGGATACGCCGGGAAAGCTTGCTCAGTTTGAGGCCGTCGTCGATAGTAGAACGGACGAGTCCTACCCCTAGGTCTAGACCGGCTGTAGGATCTCGTGAGAGCGCTTCTAAGGCGGCGTCTACCGACGAGGTGAACGTGGGTACCGGGTTGTCGTTTAAATCGCTCACAAAGCCTCCTAGGAAGTAGTAGCTATCTTAGTCTAATTTAGAGGGGATTAGTTCCTTCCTCACTACGTTTGTTAAGAAATTGTTAAGAAGATTTCAAATCGTGACTTACTGTATAACGGGGGACCCATTATAGCCCGGCCCCCTAGCAAAAGCAAGGGCATACCCCCGGGGGGGTAAATACGAATCATTCTCACTCGCGCTTTCATTCTGATTTGAAAATGAATTTCTCGTTCAGGATTGTGAACAGCCGAAGGGCGATGGGGTGTGGTACTAGACCAGCACACCTAGCTAGCACAGTCTCACCGCTGGCTGATACCGCTAAGCACGGGATAGCTGAACGATAGCTTAATATATTGCTATTAATAACAGCCCACAAGGTGTGTGAATGGAGCCTGAATAACTACCCCTTATCCACCCCTTATTTATTTAACTAAACATTAACGAATCCATTCAGCTTACATTCAGCTTACCAGGAGTATAATGCTAGCACGGGCCAAATATCGTCCGGAACTGATTCCCGTTATTAATAACACCAGCTGAACGGGCCGACGAACGGTCATTGCTAAAGCCTAAGAACCTGATACAATGCTCACACACCGCCCGATAGCGAAACGCTGGGGGCGGGTTCCACCAGCATCAATGCTCCACCTGCTAACTTTCCCAAACCCCACAGAGGATTAATACAATGGCTATCGCCACTGTCGTTAAAGAAAAGATCATCGTTTCCGAAGCGTTGCAGCTTGCAGCTTCCACCGTTGTCGCCAAGTGTTTCAAAGGCACGGCATCGAAGGACTGGCAGAATTCCGTCGGTTTCTTCCGTGACCAAATTGCCAACGGAGAAAGCCCGGACGCAATCGGCGAAAGCCTTCGCATCGCACTCAAGAAGCAAGGCGTTAACAATGGCTCGGTTCGGGCTTACGTTTCGATGCTGAAAACGTACACGAAAGCCGGCCACGCGTTGACGGACGGCATCAAACAGCCGGTTATCACGAAGCAAATCGCCGCCGACAAAGAGGCCGCCAAGGTCGAGAAAGGCGAAGGCGAAGGCGAGGAAAAGGCCGAATTGACGGATCGCCAGAAATTGCTGGCTGAACTCGCAACGGCGGTCTCCGGTCTTTCGGACGATCAGCTGGGAACGCTCCTGCTGGCCGCATGGGAAATGAATCCTGCGAAGTCCGAGGAAGCCGAAGTGGAAACGATTGACGAGGAAGAGGCTGAAGCCATCGCGGCAGCCGCGTAACAAAGAGATGATGAACGAAAAGCCCCCGGCCTAACTAGCCGGGGGTATTTAGCCGTTCTAGAACCTAGCTATAAAAGCGTTATTAATAGCGTTTTTATAAGTACTTTCTAGCAGCAAAAAAGGGGTTAGGCTTGTGAACACTGTTAAAGCTAGACTTATAACGGTTTCGGACTTGGAAGATGCCCAAGCTTGTTCCGGACAAGTCCGGTTGTTCGAGGCGACGTTTCCGAAAGGAGTACGGGTGACGCTCCGGAACCTTAACCGAGCGGTTAAAGCCGGTCTAGATATCGTGTGGACGGTTAAGTTTTTGACGCCGGAACAACGGGCCGAGTACACGAAGGCTATCGCTCCGGCGCTGGACGAGTACGAGAAGGCTATCGCTCCGGCGTGGGCCGAGTACACGAAGGTTAAGGATTCGGCGTGGGACGAGTACTGGAAGGCTATCGCTCCGGCGTGGGCCGAGTACAATAAGGCTATCGCTCCGGCGTGGGCCAAGTACGAGAAGGCTCGGAACGTCGCTTTAGTCCGGGCGCTTAACGCCTAGAGTTCCATTCTTTCTTTTACCTAAGGAGACGCAAGCATGACCATCCAACCCAACACCCTCGCCGAGAAACACGCGCTGCTGGATGCTAGGAATTCTGGGAAGAAGATACGGATTTTTCGCTTAAACACCGAAGTGGACTGCGGGCTGAAGGATTCCGAAACATGGAATTTTGATGACTTCCGCTACGACATCGTGCCGGGGCCGTGGCGCGGCTCGGTGATCGTGGATAAGGACGGGAACGCTTATTCGCCCGCCCTCGGTCTTGATTGGTGGAATACGAATTTCCGTCACTTCGCCCCCTTCCGCCCAATCAACGTAGTGGAGGAAGTGCCATGAGACTGCCAGCATTCCCTATGCCGATAGCTGTTTCGGCAGCGGGCGACACCATAAGCACGGGCGAGAACTTGCATCCTGACTGGATTGGATTAAGCAAGCGTGAGTATTTCGCTGCGGCTGCGATGCAGGGACTTCTCGCTGCGCTAAACCGCGTTCCGGACAAGTATCACGCCAGGGAAATAGCGACGGCCGCTGTACTCGCTGCCGACGCACTAGCAGCAGCCTTGAGCGAGGAACTGCCATGACCCCGAGCAACGAACGCGCCGCGCTGGTCGCGGCGGAAGAGGAAGGGAAGGTGGTGGAGTATTTCGATGGCGTGGTTTGGGTGCCGAAAACTATTGGGCTTTGGGCGTTTGGTCAATGCCAATACCGCATCGCGCCGAAGCCTTTGGAGTACTGGGCCGTCTACTGCGACAAGTGCGAAGTTTGCCGACTCGATACGCGAGCGGGGGCCGAGGAAACCCTTCGCAAGCTCAATTTAGGCTACACCATCCACCACATGCGCGAGGTGATGCCGTGACCACACTCACCGAACTGCGGGCGCTCAAGGAAGCGTCGGAGAAGGTGCTGGCCGAATACCTCCACAGAAACTCTGAAGCTGGTCGCTTCGAGTATCTCAGCCGTCGGGAAAATTACCAGAACGGCTGCGTCGCCTACGTCGAGGAACTGCTGGCGGCGGGGAATGATGACGAAACCCTCACCCGCGAGCTAGCCGCCGTCAAGGCGAGGATTGCGGAGTTGGAGGCAGCCAACATGCCGGCGCCGGGGCAGCCTCGCGGAGCCGCTTCCGCGCTCGTAGACCAGTTCAATTACTGGCTGCGGCACAACGCCGCCGTGACTAAGGAGCCGAAATGACCAGTACAATTGCTAGGCTAAGAGATTCAGCTAGTGACGAAGCTTTCTTCTTGAGTGAGGTATTTCTTAATCTTAAGAACGGAAAAGGCCGTAAGCCTAAGAAGTCTGCTGCGGTTAAAGCAACCGAACACCTACGTTTTAGATTAGCTCACGGAAATCCCGTTAAAGGATTCGTGCCGGGAAACCGGATCAACAATCACACTCTAGGACTAGCAGCGGCTAAGGCTTCAGGTGAGCCTATCCTAACTAGAAAAGGAGCGTTGTTAGTTCCAACCTCACTCAACGGTGAAAGGAGTAACGTAACGTGATTACGGATATTGCTGTGCGAACGATTACCGTCGCGGATTTACGAGCCGCTCGCGCGTGTTGCGATCAAGTCCGGTTGTTCGAGGCGACGTTTCCGAAAGGAGTCCGGGTAACGCTCCGGAACCTTAACCGAGCGGTTAAAGCCGGTCTAGATGTCGCGTGGGCGGTTAAGCTTTTGACGCCGGAACAATGGTACGAGTACTGGAAGGCTACGGCTCCGGCGTGGGCCAAGTACTGGGAGGCTATCGCTTCGGCGCGGGCCGAGTACGAGAAGGCCACCGCTCCGGCGTGGGCCGAGTACGGGAAGGCTATCGCTCCGGCGCGGGCCGAGTACAGGAAGGCTAAGGCTACGGCGTGGGCCGAGTACGAGAAGGCTAAGGCTTCGGCGCTAGTCCGGGCGCTTAACGGCTAAACACTCACCACTTTAAAGCGTCTATAGCTCAATTGGACAGAGTAAGACTCTTCTAAAGTCTTGGTTCTAGGTTCGAATCCTAGTAGGCGCACCATAATCCAAGCACACTCAATCATAAAGCTATTAATAACACCACAACAAGAGGTTTAAAAATGACCGCTATCAATCCTACCAATCCGTATGGCGACGTTCGTTTCTTGTACGTACGAGACGCGTACCGCGTTCACTCCGTAAAAGGGAAAGCGACGGTAGAACTTGCTAATCAAGGTACCACTTTCGCGTACCGATTCAACGATGCTACCGAGAACATCGAATTTGCCGTAGCTAAGTGTTCTGATAAAGATCGCTTCGTTAAAAAGATCGGACGCGAGTTGGCGTTCGCTCGTCTTTACGTGAGCGGTACTCCGGGCAACCTCCCTTATCGTTTGTTCCAAGACAAGAAGCCCAGTTTCAAAAGCATCGCTGGTTTCTTGAAAGCCCTTAGCTAAGATGCGTAAGTACTTAGATCTAATGCTTAGTACGATAGGGTTAATACTAATTGTCCTGTGGGCGGCTATCGGAGGCGTACTTATGGGCTTGCTCGTACGAATCGGAACGTGAGTGGTATTGTAGTAGAGATGGGACTGTTCCGTGCCATGAAGAAGTTGCGGGGGCTGTTCTCAATCCCAAGCAATAATTATCATTCAAAGAAAACTTCCACTACGAAACGATACCCTAATAACAACTACGTTTCTAGCAAGAGCTTGGTAATTTCTAGCTTTAAGAACGTTATTAATAACGCGTTCGAAACAGCGTCTACCACTAGCCGAGCCGGTGCTAAAGTAGTACCGATCAATCGCAACAAAGGAGCTAATAAACGATGTGTGTAATCGCTTTGACTAAGCCGGGAACTAAGCTTCTACAAAATGAAGCTGAGGCTATGTTCACTTGTAATCCAGACGGAGCAGGTTTCGCTTACGTGAATGCTTCTGAGTCTAAGGTTGTAATCAACAAAGGCTTTAACGTCTTTGAGCAATTCTGGCGGCACTACTCCTCTGAGTGGGACAAGCACGGTAAAACTTCTCCGTTCTTGGTTCACTTTCGTATCGCTACTAAAGGGCGTGTTGGTCACCTTAACTGCCATCCCTACATGGTGGAAGACGGTAAGAGTGCTCTTGCCCACAACGGTACTTTGTGGAGTGGTTCTGTCTATGACAACCTTTCGGACACGGCTGAGTTTGTAGATGAACTCAAGGACTATTTGAAGAACGAAGAGTTGATCGAGAAGAACAAGATTAAGCTAGGCGATGCGGTGCGGCACAATCGCATGGTGTTGCTGTACAGCACCGGTAACACGATCATCTTCAACGAGAACACCGGCAACTGGGATACCGATAAAAACATCTGGTACTCTAATACCTACTGGAAGTACCGTGTTAATCGTCAAGAACAAGCGCCGACTTCCGGCGTCTATAACCCCGTAAATAACTTGGTAATGGACTAACTCACTATGCCAGCACTACGAGCAATAGCCAAACCTCCGGTCATCGGAGCTAACGACAAGATTCGAAACGAGCGAGTGGCAACTAGGCACAACGCGGATCAAGCTAGTCGTATGATTAAA